CCTTACCCTTCCCGAACTGATTAATCGTCGGTTCGAGGAATTAAGGATGCTTCGAGATAGGGGTTACAAGAAGAGCACTAGAGGTCTTCTTCAGTACTCCGGGAACCGTCAGTATCTGAGAATACTTTCTCTCAGTCCTGGCCTTTCCGTATCGATACTAGAGAGACCACTTCTATTGCTCATTCCGCTTGGGGTCACGTAATTTGGACCTGTGAGATGCTTAAGCATCTCTCAGATAACCAATTACGTCTCCTCGCGCGTGCCAAGTTAGTTGATGGAGATATCTCCATCAACGACCTCTGGGAACTTGTTCCCTGGTCATGGCTTGCTGATTACTTTGCTTCTGTTGGCGATTACCTGGGTTATATCGGTAATACGATACCCGGGCTCGTTGACAGAGGCTCTGTAATGTGCCGCACCAACAAGTATCTTGTTGCTGAGGTAATAGGCAATCCAGTTCCTGGCATTGTATTCCCCCAGATACTCCTCTCTTACGAGAGAAAGTATCGGTTACCGGGGGCACCTGGTAACTACGTCAGCCAATTCGACGTGCTTTCACGCACACAACTCGCCAACATCTCTGCGGTTGTTGCCTCGTCTAAGCGGGGTTATACCCGTTCGGATTAGGCTTCAACTAAGGAGAAAACCATGTTTGCCACGCCTCTTACGATTACCATTGATGGCACGGGTCATTCGCTGACTCGTATCAATCAGGATGGTTACTCGTCGGAATACTTCACTCGCCTTGCTGGCGGTGGAGAAGTCCGCTTCAAGATCCGTAATGTTTCGCAGAAGGCCAAGGGTTCTACCCCTGGTAATTCTCGTCACAGTGCGGAGCTGAAGATGACGCGTCTTGAGGGTGATACCCTCCGTACGTATCAGGCATACTTCGTTTTCACCGTCCCTGAGGGTGGTGATAACGTGCATGCCGCCAAGACTCTCGTTGGCACTCTTGCCTTCGGGACCTTGGCTAATGCGACGGCGATGTCGAACTGGGATAACTAATCCCAGTCTGATTATCGCATGACGTAGTGGCAGGCTGGATCATAACGGAGTTATCCCTTATGAGTAAGAGCCAGCTACTCAACATGGTTGGGGCAACTCTCGCAGTCCTTCGGGACTGTGAGAGAAACATCCCATTTGGAGTTGAAGAGAAGGATTTCCTTCGAATCACCCAAATGACCAAAGACAGAGGTCGTGGTTTTCTGACCACGGACCTCCCTCACATCGATTCCGTTCTCACGAATGGCCTCGAAGTGGGTCGAGCTACCTTTTCGGGTCCCTTGATGGGACTCGGAAAGTCCGGAGTGCCGAAATTCCTTTCGGGCCTCTGGTCTCGAGTCTTTGATAAGACTGGCAGTCTGCTTGACGTGCCTGACGTGGATGCTATTTTCTTCCTGCGACAGATTTCCTGTCTATGGAAGAGTCTCTTTGAGGTTTGTCCCGACCGCCTCGTAAACGAAGCAGTTAAGGACTACTGCCTTGAAGATGACAGCATCAGGCGCCCGACTCTCTCTTGGAAAGGAGACGAGTTGGATGCCCATAAGCTTGATGATCTTCGGATTCATGACGTTTATCACCCTATGGATGATGATCATCATGTTCTTCCGTTCGGAGACGACTTCGTCGCCTCAGGTTCATCTCGCTTATCATCCTCAGTCCATTCCGCTCTCGATAGGCTCGAGCAGCTCAGTGATGAGCTCTCCACCTATCTCGAGTCAGAGTGGATCAGGGAGTCAGCCGAACTCTCCCACGGTCGTGGGGGAGCAGGGTTCTTCAAACCGGGCCCTGGTTCAATCTCGAACCTGGTCCTAAAGAAGGATAAATACCTCATAGAGGCTTATCCTTCCCGCTTGGAGAAGCACTTTCCATATCATCTAGTAACCGGAGGGTTTAGCACCCCTCGGTTACTTGTCGTGGATTCGATCAGACCATCTAAGCTTATAGCAGTCCCAAAGACTGCGACTAAGCCTAGATTGATATGTTCGGAACCTAACGAGATGATGTGGAGTCAGCAGCATATATGGAATTGGTTCCGTGATCTCCGGCACCCCTATCGTCGATTTATCGATTTTAGGGACCAGAGCAAGTCGCGTCACCTTGCCTATCTTGGCAGCTTAGATCGTGGTCTCTCGACCATCGACCTTAAATCAGCCTCTGATAGGATTTCCCTATATGTCCTTGAGAGGTTGTTTAGACGTGCTCCGTCCTTTTTACGGGCTGTGCACGCTTGCCGATCACCGTACATCCAGCTTCCTTCCGGGGAAGTAAGG